TTCCTAACTACAAAAAAGGTGGTGGAACGCATGAATAATTTATTAAAATTTATAGACATTACTTCAATTTTCAAAGATAAAAAATTTGGAGATGTAAAAAGGTGGTCAGCGAAAAGAACTATCGGTGGCGCAATAGTATTATACTCTTTGAACGCTATGGGTGAAAGCATTAGCTGGGAAGGGATAGTGCTTTGTGCTATCGGTATTCTTCCTTTATGTTTATCGATGTTTGAATGCAGAAAGTGTGATAAAAAATGTAAAATTTGAATTATTACAGACCTAGAATATCACGCACAGAATGGGACTTAATAAAAGAATATAGAGATAATGACAATACTACGGCTAATAACATTCTAGTTATTGGCGATCTTCACGAACCATTTTGTCTAGATGAATACTTAGATTTTTGTAGAGAAAAATATATTGAATTTAACTGCAATGAAGTTGTCTTTATTGGTGATATAATAGACAATCATTACTCATCATATCATGAAACAAACGCAGACGGAATGGGTGGTGCTGATGAATTAGAATTAGCGATAAAAAGAATAGCACGTTGGCGAAAAGCATTTCCTGTAGCTACTGTTATTATCGGAAACCATGACAGAATGGTCATGCGTAAAGCACAAACATCTGCAATTCCTTCTAAATGGATCAAATCTTATAAAGAAGTATTAGAAGTTCCTAAATGGAATTTTGTTGAACGCTATGAAAAAGATAATGTTCAATATATTCATGGTGAAGGTGGTCAAGCGTTTAGCAAGTGTAGAGCTGACTTAATGAATACAGTTCAAGGTCATTTACATACTTTAGCAGGATGTCAACATTTTGTCGGCAGAAAATTTAGAGTATTTGGAATGCAAGTTGGTTGTGGAATTAATCACGAATCTTATGCTATGGCTTACGCTAAATATGGAAAAAAACCTGCTATTGGGTGTGCAGTCGTTTTGAATAACGGAAAATTACCCATAAATTTATTAATGGAATTATGAAAAATAAAAACCTATATAGAGAAAAACTTCAATTGGGTGCTTATTATACCTATGACAAAAACCACAAAAAAGTTTATGACATTAAAGGTATAAGAAAAGACTTTAAGAAGTTAATTGAAAAATTGAAATAATTAGTGTGGGGGTATACCGTAGTAATCTTCAAATCTCTCACAATCAATTTCATACATTTCACGCTGTGGAATTAGCTTAGGCATACTGTCAGCGTCAACTATTTCTTTGCCTTTATATAACTTCATTTTTAGATCAGCTATATAATCACCTCTTTCAGCTTTGTTTAATATATTATTCCAATTTTTAAAGTTATGCATATTGCTAAATAATACTGTTCTATAGCTTTTTCCTATGCCTTTAAAAAAGATGTAGTATATGCTTCCACCATGTTTAGAATTGTAACTCTTGCTAGTTTTTACGAATTGTAATGTTTTCATATTATAGATTTTTAGGCTTAAACATTCTATTTGATCCATACATATGGTCTAAATGATCTTCTGAATCTTTTTCAAAATATCCAATAAGTTTAAAAGATGCTTCATCTTTTATCAATTCAGAAACAAATTTTTCTAAATCTTTTTCTGTTGATCTTAAACGAATTTCATTATACTTATATTGTAAATCTGTTATTTCAAGATTTAGGTTGTAAGGGTTAGTAACACCACAGTTAACATATCCTTTTCCTGTAATTATCCAATTTTTCATATGTTTATTATTTTAGAATGTTCGTTACATTTAGAACAAACATCTGATTCTTCAATTAATTTAGCATTGCAACAATTAGAAACTTCTTCTGTAATTCTTTCAAACAAAATTGTCATTCCTGTTTCTCCTAAAAATTTCCAATCGTCTTTAGCTTTATACTCTAACCAATCTAAACGACCTTGTTTAGTTGATACATTTATTTCTTTAATTTCAATTGTTCTCATTTTAAATTTATTTTATTTGGTGAATAAATAGAAACTTCTTCTATGTTTTGCCTTGTTTCTTCTAATAATCTATTAATATGCTCAACTTCATCATTTAATCGTTGGCGTTTATAGTTTTGTCTTTCTTCTAATAATTTAACTTCTAAAGCGTTTAGTGCTAATAGTAATGTTGATTTTTTCATAGTTTTAATAGTTTTGTTTCCACAAATATATATAAAATTATTTTAATACGAACATAATAATTCTTTTTATTTATTAACAATTGGAATGTTAATAACTATTAAATTAATTTGTTTGGTTGTTAAAAAAGATTTATTATTATTGTCCTATAATTTTAAATAAATAATTATGAATGATAAATTAAAAGAAACTATTGAATATGCAATGTTCAAGCATAAAGTATCTAAATTAGAACTTTCTGAATATATGGACGTTTCATATCCAACAATGCTTTCAAAGTTAAAGCGACCAGAACTAATGAAGTTTAGTGAAGCTGATAAATTATGTAAAATTCTTAATTTAGAATTAAGAGTTGATTTTTTAAATATATAGATATGGAAACAAAAAAAGATATATTAAATAGATTATTTGTAGAAAATAATTTAACTGATGAAGATGTTTTTAAACATAAGTTTTATAATATAATAACAAGGTCTGGAATTGATAAAATTATGGCTGCTAATAATATAAAAATTAGTTATAATTTAGAATTTAATTCAATGGATTGTAAATGTATTATAATAAAAGCAACAGCAACAATGGGTGATAAATCTATTGAAACTTATGGCGAAGCATCACCTTCTAACAATCAGAATAGCTACCCTGTTGCAATGGCTGAAAAAAGAGCAATGAGTCGTGCTTGTCTAAAATTAGCAGGATTTTATGAACATCAAGTCTTTGGCGAAGATGAAGCTGAAGCATTTAAACGAAGTAATAATCAATAAAATTAAAAATATGTATCAAATAAAAGGTAAAATAACAGAAGTTCAAGATCAACAAATAAATACAGATAAAGGCGATTTTGTTAAAAAGCTAATTACAATAGAAGAAACAACTACTGATTTTCGCAACATTATGCAATTTGAGTTATTCGGACAAACTTCTATTAATGTAATTGAACACTCTAAAAAATTATCTGCAGGGCAATATGTAGATATTGATTTCTATATTAAATGTAGAGAATACAAAGGAAAGTTTTATAATACTTTAATGATTAAAGATTGTAGAATTAGAGAACAAGAAAGCATAGAATCAATTACTAACGAACATAATGCACCATTTTAAATATCCTGAAAGTGCCTGTCTGTAATACTTGTTTTATTAGTTAGTTTATCCTTATATTTAGGACAGGCATTTTCTTAACTCTTTAATTATGAAAAAAACATATTTTAACCATGATTCAGTAGCAAGATTAGATATTAGAGTTATAAAGCTAAGGTCTAAGCTAGGATATGAAGGTTATGGCGTATTTTGGGCAGTATTAGAATTATTATTTACAGAAGAAAATAAACTATGTATAGATGACTATGATTCTTTAGCGTTTGGTTTACAATGTGATTCAAAAGTTTTAAAGCAAGTTATTGAAGATTTTGATTTGTTTGTTATTGAAGATAATTGCTTTTATTCTAGGCGTTTAAATAATCATATAGAAGAAATAAATAATAAATCAAACAAGGCAAAAGAAAACGCATCTAAGCGTTGGAAAAATGCAATCGCAATGCAATCGCATAGCGACCGTAATGCTAGTAAAGTAAATAAGAGTATAAGTAAAGTAAATAAAAGTAAAAGTATAGAAGAAAGAATAGTGGATTTTAAAAAATCCATTCAATCAATAGAAGGAATTAATGATGAAGATAAAAAAGCATTCTTTTTGTATTGGACAGAAAAAAACAAGTCTGGCAGCAAATATCGTGCAGAAATGGAAAAGACATTTGATATAAGCAGAAGATTAAAAAGGTGGTCAAATAACAATTTTAATAAACAAAAATCAAGATTTCCAGACTACTTTGATTCATTGCTATTTAAAAGAATGGACGATTCATCTAAAAAAGAATATGAACAACATTTGAAGAATTTAGGGTATGTAACAGAATACAACCCTAATGCTGGTCAAAAATGGATTAAGAAATGATTGAAATAATAAAACATTTATTTGGTTTTTGTGGTGAACCTCATATTAACATATTTACAATCATAATGACAACGCCAATAGTATCATATTTAATATATAAATTTTACAGATGAAAGAATACGAATTACAAAAAGCAGTTTGTAAATACTTAGACTTACAGAATGTTTTATACTGTGGCTCAATGGGTGGACAGTATCAGGTGCATATGAGTCAACGAATCAAAGCAAAAAAAAGTGGATATAAAAAAGGATTTCCAGATTTGTTTATCTATGAAATTTCAAAAATAGACAAAAAACTATATGCAGGTTGTGCAATAGAATTAAAAGTTGGATATAATAAAGCAACTAATGAACAAAGATATTGGAGAGATCAATTAAGAGAAAGAGGGTATTATGCAGAAATTTGCACAGGAATAGATGAAGCATTAGAAGTAATTAATCGTTATTTAGAAGGTAAAATAAGATGAAAGGAAAAGACTATACAAGAAACAAAGAAGAACACTATGAATGGTTAATGTATTTTGCAAATTATATTTTAGAAAACTATACTGAAATAGCAAATGAAGCAGAAAATAAAACTGATTTTTATATGGACACAATGGAAAAGTGGAAAAACAAAATATATCCTTTTGATAAATGAAAGTTAAAAGAACATTTTTTAATTCACGGAAGGATAGATTATATGACGATTATGTTGATATAAACAACTACTTGTGGATAATTTTATTTGATAGCGGTGCAGAACTTACTTTTATTTTACGAGATTTAAAAAAAGATAATAACGTAATAAATTATATTTATAAAAAACTACACAGTAGATTTGACAATATAATGGAGATAGAAAAAAGCACAATAACTGATGTAGAATATAATTTAATGAAACAGGCAAATATACCTTCTATAATAAAGATATGTTAGATAAATACCTAATTGAAAACTATGATAAACTGAAAGACATGGCTTTCAATATAGCAGGTAAAAAAGGAAAAGACGATTTATTAAGTTTTGTTATTGAAGAATTATACAAATGCGATCAAGAAAGAATAGATGAAATTATAAAAAAAAATCAGCTAACATTTTATATTGCACGAGTAATGCTTAATCAATACCACTCTAAAACAAGTCGTTATTATTACAAATACAATAAGTATTATGAATATCACACCACCACCACAATAGAAAGCATAACAGCAGACAATACAGAATACACTATAAAAGATAAAAATAAAATAGAAGAAAGATTAGATTGGATTGAAGAAAAACTTAAAGACTGTTATTGGTTTGATTCGCAGGTTTTTAAGGTTTATTATTTAGAAGAACATAGTTTGAATAGTATGGCTAAAGCAACTAAGATAAATAGAAACACACTATTTAAAGCTATTAATAATGTCAAGAAGTATTTAATTAAAGAAAAAGAAAATGTTTAACGATCAAGAAGAAGAAATAATTGCAAATGTAATTGTTGCATTAGTAACTTTGTTTTGTCTAGGACTTTTATCTATAGCAATAATATGAAAAAAAGCAGAATAATAAGAGCAATAAAAAAAGCTGATACTGATATGATTAAAAAATATAATATGGTATCATTTAGCGATGAAAAAGGGAAAACCTATGTTCTAGGAACAAAAGAAGGTTTTGATATAAAGATTAACGAAGCTGTTAATTTTACAATTCATAAGGTATTAGAAAAAATAGATGACGATACAATAAGAGATAAATTTTTAAATTCAATAAAAGATGACAAAAAGTAAAGGTTTAGGCGATTCAATTGAACGCATAACAAAAGCTACAGGCATAAAAAAGGTTGTTGATAAAATTAGCGAAGTCACAGGAATTGACTGTAAATGTAGTGAGAGAAAAGAAGCATTGAATAAAATGTTTCCATATGCAAAGGTTAGACAATTTACAGACGATGAAATGTCAATATATGAATCTGTGCTTCCTAGAATTGGAGATAGAATAAGTGGACAGGATCAAGCAACATTAGTAAAGTTATATAATAAAGTATTTAATGCTAATAAAAAACCAAGCAGTTGTGGTAGTTGCGTTAAGCAAACTGTTGCGCAATTAGCTAAAGTTTATGTAAATAGTTGTAAATTAGAAAATAATGAGTCAGATATTTAGATTCTGTTGTAGATGCGTTAGGATGACTCTAATGCAAGATAATTGTTGTTATTTCTGCAAAGGTAAGTTTGTGGTTGCAAGTCCAACAGACGATTTTAAAATTAAAAGAAGAAAAAAGGAAGTTGCAGAATCATACTAAAGTATATATGAACTTTTTTGGTTATGACGAAAGCTCGACCATACTGTGCGAAATGTGTGAAGATGTTGCAGTTGACATCCACCATATAGAAAAAAGAAATAAAACAAAAAATGATTTTATTGAAAATTTAATCGGTGTTTGTCGTGATTGTCATATAAAAGCAGAATCAGACAGATGTTTCAATATGTATTGCAAAATAAAACATTTAGAAAATGTATGCGTTCAAATTTATAGTTTAATAGAATTAGAAAAAAGATTAAAGCAATATGAAAATAGAAAAGATAGAGATAAATAAATTACAACCTGCAAGTTACAATCCAAGACAGATAAACACAAAGCAATATAAGGATTTAAAAGAAAGCATTAAAAAGTTTGATTTAGTTGATCCTATTATTATCAATAAGGACATGACAGTTATTGGTGGTCATCAAAGATTGAAAGTTTGCAAAGACTTAAAGCATACAGAAATAGATTGTGTTGTATTAGACTTAACAAAAGAAGAAGAAAGAGAATTAAATATAAGACTCAATAAAAGTGGTGGTGAATTTGATTTAGATATATTAGCAAATGAATTTGAAATAGAAGAACTAAAAGATTGGGGTTTTAAAGAAATAGAATTAGGACTTAATATAGATAAAATAGATATTGAAGAACAACCTTCAAATGATAATTATATTATTACAATCACAGAAGACGATATAAGCAAAGCTAATGCAATTTATAAAGAATTAGATGAAAGAGGCTTTAAAGCAAAAATAAAGCTATAACGGTATAAAAACGGAATCAATGAATAAATTTCCAAACAAAGCAACACAGTTCAGTTCTACTAATCAACCAAAAAAAAATGGTAGACCAAAAGGCAGGAGAAATGTAGCTACAGTATTAAAAGAATTATTATCTGTGCAAGATACAAACATGGGTGGTGAAGGTGATTTTGGTTCGCCAATAGCAAAGATGTTAATACAAATAGCGTTCCATAAGGATAGCAATAACAATGAAAAGCTAAAAGCTATAAAAGAAATACTAGACAGGATAGAGGGTTTACCAGATCAAAATGTTAATGTAAGTGCAACGCCACCTTCTTGGATCAATGAAGATGAAGAAACAAGCTAAGCCATATTATGATTTAAAACAATCTAAAAAAAGATTATGCGTTTTACAAGGTGGGACAAGATCAGGAAAAACATATTCTATTCTACTTGCATTGATTGAGTTTGCTTATAAGAATAAGGGCAAAGGACTTTATATCACAATAGCTAGAAAAACATTTCCTGCATTAAGGGGGACGGCAATGCGAGATTTTTTTGATATTATAAAAAAAGAAAATCTATATGACGAAAAGCTACACAATAAATCAAGCAGTCTATATACACTCTACGGCAATTACTTTGAGTTTATAAGCGTTGACCAACCTGCGAGGGTTAGAGGGCGTAAACGTGACATTCTATTTCTTAACGAATGCAATGAATTTGGATTTGAAGAATATACACAACTTGCATTAAGAACTACATTTAAAATAATAATTGACTTTAATCCGTCTGACGAATATCATTGGTTATACACACAAATAATTGATGCAAATAGAGATGACGTAGATTTTCATATATCAACATATAAGGACAATCCGTTCTTAGATAAAACAACAGTATCAGAAATTGAAAGACTACAAGAAGTAGATGAAAACTTATGGAGGGTTTTTGGTGAAGGTAAACGAGGGGTCGCTACCGAAACCATTTTCCCTTCATTTAATATAATTGATAGCATTCCAGAAAACGCATCAGAAATAGCATTGGGATTAGACTTTGGGTTCTCTGCTGATCCTACAAGTTTAGTGAAAGTATATAAACACGATTTAGATTTGTATATTGATGAACTGATTTATGAAAAGGGTTTGACTAATCAAGACATAGCACATAAGATTAAAGACTTAGGAATAGACAGAAGTATTGAAATATATGCAGATAGTGCAGAACCTAAATCAATAGAGGAAATTTTTAGAATGGGTGGAATAAATATCAAACCTGCAAAAAAGGGTGCAGATTCTATTCGTATTGGTATTGATGTTTTAAAAAGACATAAAATAAATATCACTAAAAGAAGTATCAATGCAATTAAAGAATTTAGGAATTATAAGTGGATTAAAAACAAGAATAACGAAATAACAAACAAGCCAATAGATGCTTTTAATCATGCAGTTGATGCAGTTAGATATGTTGCATTAAATAAGCTAATGGTGTCTTATTCTGGTAAGTATTATATATCGTAAAGACAAATAATAACAATTTATATTTATTAGTAATGAAAGAAGTTAAATTAACTATTCCAGATAGGTGGTCAGACATAACTATAGAAACCTATCAAAAATATGTAGAAATACAAGAAGGCAAAGGAAGTGAGAAAAACAAAGTTATAAAGAGTCTAGCGTTGTTATGCAATGTTAGTCCTTTTGTAGTTAAAAAAATGGCTTACAAAGACTTGTTAGAAATAATGAGCATAATAAAAAAAATGATTGACACAGAACCAGACAAAGAAAATTTTAGAAAGACATTTATGTTCAAAAAAGAAAAATACGGCTTTTGTCCTAATCTGTCTGGAATTACAACAGGAGAATACATAGACCTTGAAACCTATTGTAAAAAGCCTATTGAGAATTTACACATAATAATGTCAATATTATATAGAAAAGTAACATTTGAAAGAAACGAAAGATATACTATTGAAAGCTACAATCCTGATGAATTTAAAGAAGAATTATTTAAGGATTGCCCAATGGATATAGCGTTAAGTTCGTTAGGTTTTTTTTTGAATTTAGGCGAACAATTAGTCAAGACTTCGCACAACTTTTTGAGCAAACAGGAAATGAAACAACAAAAGGCGTAAGTATGCAGAGCAAGTGGGGTTGGTATAATGTGTTATACAGTTTAGCTAATAGCATTTTAGACATAGAAAAAATTACAAAAATACCGATCTTGGAAATGCTAACATATTTAGCTTACACTCAAGATCATAATAATAAACAAAGAAGCAACTATGATAAGTTTTAGAAACGTAGTCGGATATTTAGAAACAATTGCAGACAAGCATTATCAAATCAATAGCTTTCATTCTGGTCAATTAGACGAAGTAGATTTGAATAAACTCGGTGCGACTGATTATATTATTTTATATGCTGAACCAGGAACAGTTGTTGTAGACAAGGGTGTTTTAACTTATAACTTTTCTATCTATGTTATGGATATGGTTAATGAAGAAGTTGGTGAAGAACCTAATAGACAAAGAGTTGGTCGTGTAGATACATTTTCAACAACGCTAAACATTATTCAAGACGTTATTAATGAATTTCATCAAAATCTTTATTCTACTTCTTGGGTGGACAATAAAGTCGTTTTGAGTTTGCCTGTTAATGCAGAACCTTTTACAGCTAGATTTGATAACACTTTGACAGGTTGGTCTGCTAATTTAACTATTGAAGTGCCTAACGAAAACAATCTTTGTATTGTTCCAATCGATCCAAATAGCTAATGCAGTTTAAAAACACCATACAAGCAATGCAGAAAATGGGCAACAATGTTGTTCGTGAAGGTAGGTCTATATTAAAAAAGAAAAAGAAACAAACCAAACAAAATACACTTTATAAAGACTTTGATTATTTAGTAACAGCATCAGATTCTTCTGTTACTTTAGAATTTGAATTTGGTCGTGCAGATGACTATTGGGCGTTTGTAGATGAAGGCGTTAGAGGTGCAGGGGGGTTTAAAGGTAGTGGTAAAATGAGAGGTCAAGGAAGTCCTTTTAAATTTTCTGCAAAAATGCCACCAAGACAACCATTAATAGATTGGATAAAAAACAAACCAATTAAATTAAGAGGTGCAAAAGGACAATTTATAGAAAAAAATGCTCAAAATATAAGAAGCGTTGCATTCTTAATACAAAGAGCAATATATCAAAGAGGTTTGCAAAGAACACAATTTTTCAGCAAACCATTTACAGATGAATTAAAAAAAGAAACAGACAAAATAGTAAAAGCATTTGCTGATGACTTAGAATTAGCAATTGAAAAAACAATAGAAAAATAGAATATGGCTTCAGATATACAAATAGTCCAGAAACCTGTTAACACAGCAGACAAAGTTCCTGTAATTACTAATTGGACACCTGCAATTGGTTATATGATTTATCAAGATGATGCAACTACAGCTTCCTATTATTATTATAAATTAATTTTAGAAGTTAGACTAGATGATGCGTCTGGTCTTTTATTAGCTAAGATAAAACAACGCAGAAACGGATATAGTGTTGATGTTTCCGCAAACAAAGCAAGAGCATTTTTTGATCTTAGAAGCATTGTCAATAGTCAATTAGTTGATACTGTATTTGACCAAAATGATTCTGGCGTTCCATTTAGAACAATACATAAAGTTGGAGTAAACACAGCTTCAAAACCATTTAGCGTTAATGGTGATAGAAACACAGATGAAACGCAGTTGCAGACAATCTTTGTAAAAGGTTATCAAGAATATTCCACATCAGCATCAGAAGTGCCTCAAGAAGTAACTACTGATAATGTTACAGATACTTTATATTACATATCTGCTTCTTTGCCTTTAATGACAGCTAGAGATGACGACTCTAACTATATACAAGGAACGGCATTCCAAACATATCAAGGAAGTGGTGCAACAGATTTATTTTTAAGTGATGTAGAAGAAAGTTCTGGAGATTATAACATAACAGGTAGAATAAACTATATTCAAGAAACAGACTACCATACAATAGCATTTTTAAATGATAACACAAATTTTGATAGTGATATTGATAACATTATTATTAAATACTATGATAGTTCTAATAGTATAATTGGAACGCTTAAATACATAGAAAACAATTCTACAAATGGTGGTGAATCGCCAACAGGAACATTAACTGACGCAAAAAGACTATTGTATTTTGGTTGTGGTGCAGGAAACCTAGAGGCACAATCAGTCAATACAGCAGCAAGACCTTCTAATTTTGCTAATTGGGCATATTATACAATTCAAGGTGCAGCAAGTTCATCTGATAGTTATGCAGCAAGAACTAAAGTATATTATTTTATAAAACAAGACGGAAGTTGTAAAGGGTTTAAAGTTCGAAGATTAGCATTTAGAAACAGTTTAGGTGCTTATGATTACTTTAATTTTAAAAAGAAATCTACTCAAACGATTGATGTAAATAGAAACACTTACAGCACAATGCTTGGAACTTTTAACAAAAGTAAATGGAGATATAATAACACGCAAAGAGGTAAAAAGACTAGACAGGTAACAGCAGTTCTAAAAGAAACATTAAACACAGATTGGATTACAGAACAAGATGCTAATTTATTAGAAAAATTAATTATATCAACAGACGTTTATATAGTTGAAAATGCTGATACAACTTACACTCAAGGCGTTGTAATAACTGATTCTTCTTTTGTAAAAAAGACAAACGCTAATGACAATTTAATTCAATATACAATTCAAATAGAATACGCAAACCCAATAAACACAAATAGCTAATGAATGTAAGGTTAGTTGCATATAGAAAAGAAACAACGTCATCAACTTCGACAACAGCTTATAATTTAGATTTGCAGGAATCACCCAATATATCTATCAATTATCAATTTTCAGATATTAAAGAACCAGAAACAAGAAAAGGTAGTTATTCGCAAACATTTAAGTTGCCATTTACAGACAATAATAATCAATTCTTTCAAGATTGGTATAATGTCAACTTAGACACTTTAGTTTTTAATACAAGAACAAAATTTGATGCAGTCTTATATGTTGGAACAACACCACAATTTGAAGGTGCATTACAATTAAAAGCAGTATATCAAAAAGCACAATGTTACGAAGTTGTTTTGCTTTCTAGTAGTGCATCACTTTTTAGCATTATTGGAGAACAAAGGTTGAAAGATATTTTTAAAAATACAGACGGAACTTATGACGCTTCTTTAAACCATCAATTCTTTTATACTAATTCAACGAATAATACTCTTTATAATTCTTGGATATCAACGCTAAATAACGCAGCAGGAACATCATTAGCAGATGCAGATGCAGGTGTTTCAAAAGTTGTTTATCCTATGTCAATTACAAGAGAGGGGTTTTACTACAATGATTCTGACCAATTAAGCGATGGAACGGCAGTTAAAAGGTATTTAAGAATGGATCAGGCAGAAGCAGATTCGCTAGTTTCTTCTTGGGGCTTTGAGACAACTTGGAGTGCTACAACGCCACTAAGTCAATTTAGACCTGCATTACAAATAAAAAACATATTTAAAACAATACTTGCAAAGGCGGGTTTTTCTTATACGTCAGCTTTTATAGATGGAACTGGTGACTATGCTTCTGAAAAGTATTTTGGAAAATTGTTTATGACAACAGGTAATCATTTAGAATCATTAGGTTTGCCAACAACGACAGGTTTTACGGCAACGAGTGGAATAATGCAAGTTGGGTTGTCTTTGCAGTCTGTTGTTGATAATTATGAATATTCTGTTACAAGCACAACAAGTGGTGATTCGTTTACTCGATCAGTTACGGCAAATAATTTCAATACCCCAGATACAGGTTGTTCAGTTCCAACAGATCAAGATGGATTGTGGCAATATACTTATTCGCCAAATTTCACTAAGGCAACGGACACAATGACACAGATCACAATTCGCCACATTCCAGAATTTATAAATATACAAGGTTATTTGTCAAATGGGGCTTTGTATATGCCACGAATTACATATTATGCAGTTAATGTAAATGATGACTTATCTGTTGATTATGATGATGTAATTGAAGGGTCTGAGACCTCTTGGGTTATAACGCCTACATATTGGAACGCACCAAGTTCTAATCCTGCAGAAGTTCTATTAGAAAATGTTATTGATATTTCTAATGCTGATGTTGGACAAAAAATAATGATAATGATGCGTTTTAGTGGGTTGACAGTTGGAACAGGTGGTGATCCTGCATCTATTCACATGTGTAAACACACCACATTATTATCTCCAGATTTAGATGTTATGTGTGGTGGAACTGATTTCATTAGTTTAAGATGTGAATGGTTGCCAACAGATAGTGCATTACTTGGTGCAACTATTGATATTCCTTCTTGCATTGATCCAGATTTAACGCAAAGAGATTTTTTAAGAGATATTATACAAAGATTTAATTTGGTTGTTTTAACTGATCCAGACAATGACACTAATCTTATAATTGAACCTTATAATGATTTTATAGCAAGTGGCGAAATAAAAGATTGGACAAATAAATTAGATATTTCAAAAGAAGTAGTTGTCAAAGATACAACGGCATTACAAAAAACAAGATTAGAATTTACAGATTCAGAAGATGACGATTTATATAATAAATCATTCAAAGAAAGATATCCAGAAATTAATGTTTATGGTAAACAAAACGTAAAAGATTTTAATAATGATTTTGCACAGGGTGAAATGAAAATTGAAAGCGTTTTTTCTCCCTATATAAATAGTCAAGTATTTGTCAATCAAGATGAATCAATTTCTACTCATTTACCTAATTTTACTGTTCAATATGAATATAGTTATGAAGAGGTAGCACAGGGTGTGTTTGAGAATATAATTAAAAAGACAAAACCAAAATTGTTCTATTATAGTGGAACGCCTGCACAACCTATAGATGGCAACCAAAACAATCTGACTTATTACTTGCATTCATCAGAAAGCGAAACCATTGTTGCTTATAGTTTTTCACGTTACCCTGTTTGTAGTGCTTTTGATGTGCAACCAACAGGCACATTCACAACGTATAGTTTAAATAGTGATACTAAAAGTTTATACTGGGGTGGTGCAACACCTATATATGGTCAGTTAAGCATTTTTAATTATGATGGTTTTACTGGTAGTTGGTGGAAAAATGCTCTATACGGCAAATACTGGAAACCATATTTAGATAACATATATAATGATGAAGCTAGAATTATGGAATGCTACTTTAATTTAGATGAAGCAGACATTTTCAATTTTAGTTTTGCTGATGAAATTTTTGTAAAAGATACATATTGGAGAATTTTAACTATACAGAATTATCAAGTAAATGGTAAAGCATCAACAAAGGTTGTATTAATAAAAGTATTAGATACTTTAAGCCCTTGCAACGATTGTAATTATGTTATATCGTCAGTTCAAGGTGAAGAAATTAGCAATGATGCAGCAGCAGGTATTTTCTATCTTTGGTGTCCAGAAGACAACCCAAATTGCGTAGATCTTTCTTCTACTGACTGGGGTATTTATTCCTATGCCGATCCAGAATGTTGCCAGTGCAATGGTGGCGAGATTAATTGGTTCGAAAGTCCTTATCCTAACCAAGAAGGCTTGTATCGTTGTTTGCCAAATGCAGGAAGTAAACCAATTAGATATAAGAACGCAACATCTGCATTAGCTATTTTAAATGCTAACAATGTAAAATCTCTTATTCGTGGCAAAATTCAAGGATTAAAAACGCCCCTCATTAGAGGTGTAAATAATAACAAATATAGTCAATCAATATTACCTTATTTTGGTGATGATATTGTTATTAAGTATCGCAACACGCAAAGGGGAACGCCTGTTTTAGATGGTGAATCTCACAGAATAGTATTGATGGGGCATACAATAGGTAACACAGAAAGTTACGCATATCCAGAAGGAAATGTAATGAGCAGTGCATTGGGCGTTCCTTTAAATTCTAATATGGTTATTAGAGTCAAAGCAGTTACAACAGTGGTGGGTGGCAAAAGTGCAACATACACAAGGGGAACAACTGATGCCTTATCTTATTTTACAGCTTTTGTTAATAAAGAAAATGTAGTTACTCAAATTGGGGCAGCAGGTGGTGAGGTTGATTTTCAACTTAGACAAGGTGCAAACCCTGTGACCTGCACACTAAACATAGTCAATAACGCAAATGGTGCATTATTATTTGGTATAAGAGATAGTCAAACAGACACTAAAAGGGTGTGGACATTAACGGCAGAAATTCAAGTAAATAGAGTGTTTAATATGGATTTCCCTTATGATGAGAACTGGGCGTTATTCCAAAATGGTGCTAATATAGAATTTGAAAACAGAGATTTTTTAATATGGAACTAAAAAAATATATAGAAACAACAGCAGACTTAATCATTCCAAGTATTGACCATTTACAATTAGTAGATTACAAAGACAAAGAATTAGATTTTGTTTATGGAATGCAAGAATATCACACAAGTTTTAGAAGAATGTTTAAAGAAATAATTAGAATAATTTTTAGATAATATGTCGCAAACAAAAACAGTAAAATTAGAATTAGATGCAGAAGACGCAATAAAGAGATTAGATAGAGTAGAAAAAGAACTAGGAAACATAAGCAGAGCTGCAAAAAAAACCGAACAAGGAACTAACAAATTAGCTACAGGGTTTAGAGGTATTGGGCTTGCATGGAAAGCAATTGGTATTGGTGCTGTTATTTCTGCATTACAGTTTTTAGCAGACAAATTTACAGCTAACCAAGAAATTTTAGACAAGGTAAATATCGCTTCTGCTGTGTTCGGTGATGTAATGACAAAAATAGGAACAGTTGTTATTTCGGTAGTTAAAGGGTTGGGTCTTTTAGGAAAAGCTGTAGGAAAGGTTTTAAGAGCAGAATTTAAGGAAGCAGGAGATTTAGCAGCAGAATCTTTTAATGGTGTAAAAGAAGCAGTAGTGGGTAACAATGAAAGTTTTTCTGATTTTATTAAAAACGCAAAAGAGGGTGCAAAAGCAACTGTTGAGTTTGCAAAAGCAACAACCAATATGCGTAATGAGGTAAAGTTAGCAGATGCACAACAAAGGCAATTGCAGTTAACTTTTCAAAAAGAAGCAGAGTTGCAAAGACAAATTAGAGATGATATCAGTTTAACTTTTGAAGAACGAATTGCAGCAAATGAAAAACTTGGTCAAGTATTAAATGAACAATTTGAAAAAGAACAAGCTTTAGCACAGAAAAAAATAGATTTAGCATCATTAGAATTATCAAGAAACAAAGATAATATAGATTTACAAGTTGCATTAATAGATGCTAAAACAGAATTAGCAGATTTAGAAGAAAGGATTACAGGTCAACGATCAGAACAATTAACCAATCTTAATTCTTTAGAAAAAGAATATCAAGAAAGTTTAAAGAAAACTGAAAAAATTGTAAAAGAAACAGGCGAAGCAGAAGTAAAAACAACTGAACTAACACAAGAAGCTAAAGAGCAAATAATAATAGGTGCATTAGGAAATATAGCAAATGCACTAGGACAAAACAGTAAAGCTGCAAAAGGTTTAGCTATTGCTCAAGCATTAATAGATACTTATGCAGGTGCAAATAAAGCACTTGCACAAGGTGGAATATTTGGGGCTATTTCTGCAGCAGGGATAGTTGCAGCAGGTTTGGCTAATGTTGCACGAATAAAATCTACTAATCCTGAAAATACAGCAAGTGGTGGTGCTTCAACAAATGTTCCCCAATCCTCTACATCTTCTACACCTTTAGGGAGTGGAATAGGTGGTTTAATACCTAATTTGGAAACTATATCACCTCAAGGAATTACAGAGGCACAACCTGTTCAAGCATTCGTAGTTGAAAACGATATTTCTAATGCTCAAGCATTGCAAGAAGAATTGGATATTCAATCAACATTATAAACAAAATTAGAAACTTTATATTTATAGATACTATGGCTAAAAAGAAAAAACTTATAGAATTAATAATTGACGAAACAGCAGAACACTTTGGCGTTGATGCTATTTCTGTTGTTAAATTTCCTGCAATAGAAGAAAACTTTGTATTCTTTAATAATGACTTTTTATCACTTGCAAAAATTGATGAAGAACAAAAGCAGTTAATCGGTGCAGTATTAATTCCAGACAAAAAGATTCCTAGACTAAATAAAGAAACTAATGAAGAATATGATGTTTACTTTACTAAGGAAACAATAAGACAGGCACAGAAGTTATTTATGTCAAGTTTAAACAACAATAATCATACGCTTGAACACAAAGAACCAGTTCAAGGATTAACTGTCGTAGAATCTTGGATAAAAGAAAATAAAAAATATGACAAGTCTAATATGTATGGTTTCAACAATATGCCTGTTGGAACGTGGTTCGTTCAAGTATCTGCAGAAAACAATCCTGAAATTTGGGAAAAGATTAAGAACAAAGAAGTTCGAGGTTTTTCTATAGAAGGATATTTTACAGACAAATTAATTGAAGCATCAAAAGAAATGGATATACTTGACGAAGTTTGTGAAGATTGCCCTGATGAAGTAATGTTAGGCAAAATCAAAGATATTATTTTAGCTAATGAATTAAACCCTGTTGGTAGTTTAGACGGAGAACCATTATTTAGAAATAAAGAAGAAGCAGAAATTTATGCAGAAATGTTTAAGGGTTGTTCTGGTAGTCATGCTCACACAGTTGACGGTGTTAAATTATATATGCCTTGCGTAGATCATTCTTCTGCTACTATGAAAGAAGAACTTTATACTAAAGAAGGAAAACGTAAATACAAAAAAAAATACAAGATGCTAGAATATGTGGCTTATGCTAAAAGAAAAGCAATGTTAAAGTATTCTTGGGATGATTGTATGAAGGATCAAATGAAACAATACGGCAATAGGGAAACGGCTGCAAAAGTCTGTGCAGCAATCAAAAATAAGACTGTCAGACGATAAAGAAATAAACACTTTAAAACCTTTTATATTTATTAATGTTATGGGAACAATAGAAAAAATTTTAAATATCTTAAAAATGAAAAATGAACCTAAATCTTATTCTGTAAAATTCTATGCTGAAATGAAGCTAGATGACGGCAGAGTAGTTGCAACAGAAGATGACCAATTTATGATCGGTTCTAAAGTATTTGCTATTTCAGATGACGGAAACGCAGAGGCATTAGAAGCTGGATCATATACAATGGAAAACGGCAACAAGTTAACAATCGGAGAAAATTCTGAAATTCTTGATCTTGGCGAAGAAAAAGAAGCAGAAGATGTTGAGGCATCAGAAGAAGAAATGTCAGAAGAAGTAGAATCTAAAGAAGAAGAATTTGACGAGCATGATGAAGCTGATGTTGCAGATTGGGCAGGAATGGAAAAAAGAATTAAAAATTTAGAAGATGCAGTTGCAGACCTAAAAGCTGACAAAGTAGAAGCATCTGCTGAATTATCAGAAGAAAAAGAAGAAGAAGTTTCCGAAGATAAAACAGAAATGAGTTCTGAAATAATTGGTGAATTAACTACACAAATTGAAGAACTTAAAAGTAAGATAGTTGAATTAAGTGGACAACCTGCAGAAGAAGGAATTTCATATTCTCCAGAAGGCATGAAAAACGCTAATACAACAATCGATTTAAGAAAACTGTCAACTAAAGAAAGGGCAGCTTATTACATTAACAATAAATAATTTTAAAAATGGCGAACAATCAATACAACTTAAGCAAAGAGTATCAGTTTGATATAACCGTAACTGATAACACCTATGCAGGTAAATTAGCATTGCCTTATGTAACGGCTGCAGTTAAGTCACCAGACACAATTGCGAAAGGTTACGTTAGACAAATAGACGGTTTAAATAGAAAAGCAGTTATCTCTAATCTTGGTGTTAGTGACCCTGTAGTTGCTGCAGGATGTTCATTTTCATCAGGAAATGACACTTCATTGACTGAACAAGTTTTAACTTTAACTGACATGAAAGTTAACGAAGAAATTTGTCGTGGAACTGTATTCCCAACTTGGATTGGCGAGAATATGGACAGAAACGGAAATTTACCAGGAACATTTGAGGACTTTTTATTATCATCAATTGCAGCAAAAGCAGGTGCGCATATTGAAAATATGATATGGAGAGGATCGTCTCCTTTTGGTGTTGGTTTTCAATCTGATGACGGTTCATTAGATGAAACAGGCGCAGATGCTTCTGCAATGAAAGACTTTCACGAAGTTGATTTAGACGGTGCAATTTCAACTGCTGACATTTTAGATGATTTGGCAGCAGTTTATGATAAAGTAGTTGGTTCTGTAGAAGGTATTTTATCTAAACCAGGTTTTGGTTTTTATATGAACCAAAAAACATACGCTTTATATGCACAAAAATTAGCTTCTGCTACTACATTTCAGCAATTAGGCGCAGCAGGTGATTTTAATGGACTTACTTATATGGGATTCCCTATCTATGTTTGCCCTGGTATGTTTAATGATACTATCGTTGCTACATACCCTGAAAACCTTGTAGTTGGAACAAACCTTGCAACTGATTGGACAGAAGCAAGAGTTATACCAACATATCAATATGACGGTTCAGACAATGTTAGAATTGTTATGAACTTTGCAATGGGTGTTCAAACTGCAGTAGGAACAGACGGTGTATTTGCTACATCTGTTTGGACTTAATAGACACTTTAAATGGGGAGTTGTAATATACTCCCCTTTTATTAACTTTTTAATACTATAATAATATGGCTTGTGATATTACAAGAGGACGATTAATAGACTGTAAAGACACTATTGGTGGATTGAAAGCTATTTACATTTGTAAAGCATACAGTAACAACATTAATGCAGTTGCCAATATAAACACAACAGAAATGACAACGGCAGGTTTTGCAACTTGGTCTTGTTGTGGTGGAACTGTTGAGGTTTTTAAATATGATTTAGTGCCTAATTTAAGTTCAATGACTGTAAATATTAATTCTGATAATGCTAACGGAACAACATTTTTCGAACAAACTTTATCAGTAACTTTACAAAAAATAGATCACGATATGACTAATGAATTACGATTAATGGCGTATTCAAGAAGTCAAATTTTTGTTCAAGACCAGAACGATAATGTTTTCTTATTAGGAATTGATAACGGTTGTCATGTATCTGGTGGAACAGTTATAACAGGGACGGCTATGGGCGACCAAAATGGTTATACAATTGAATGGGCAGCTCAAGAAAAGAATGCTTTAATTCAGCTTCCTCCTAGTGCAGGTGCAGCAACAGCTAAATATCCATTTGACGGATTATCTGATGAAGCTAATTTAACTATTACAGTAGGAACATTGCCATAATCGTTACTCAATACAAAAGAAAAGAAGGGGTTTTATTGCCCCTTTTTTTTATTAAAAAAAACAAATAACATATATTTATATTTATAGTAAAATACTATGGCTTGGAAATTAAAAAAAGAATATAAAGGTAAAAGCATTGATTCAATCAGAATGCCTTTAGATGACCTAACACAAAAGCAAATAGAAGGTTTAAGAAAAGAAGTAAGAGATAAGCTATTTACACAAGAAAAAAAGAAGAAAAAGAATGTGGACATTAAAGGAGAAATATAAAACTAAAGATTATGTTTTTATTGATCCAAATAAATTAGATGAAAAAACAAAACAAATGATTTTGGATAATTTTCCAGACTTGTTTGATGAATACTTTAATTATTATGATGCAAATGACTAGCTTTACAGGCGTTTTTAAAGACTTTTATATAAATTTCTTTGATGAAATGAGTCAATTGTATTATTTATATCCACCTTTGTTTTCTTTTAAAAGTCAATTATCTGGAAAAACTTTGTATGCTCTACCAAAAGCTACTAGCTATGATAACAAAGAAAGATATGTAAAAGTTCAATTTACTGTTTCCTCATTATCTATTCCTATAGTTGGTGTTTTAAATTTAGGAAATACTAATTATCCATACGGAATGTATGACGTTACTATTTATGAAAATGACGGAACTTACAATCTTGATCCGACAGGACTTCCTGTTGTATATAATGGTTTAATGAATTTAACAGCACAAGCAAATAATTTAGCAGTTGACTATACTGAATACACAGTGAACGATAGTGAAAATGAATCTGTTTACATAACAGCTGTTGCAAACAATTAATTATGACTTATAAAGATTATTTTGAGAAAAGTTTTATGTTTAATGAGTTTATAAAACCATTATTAAATAAGTCTGAAGAAGAATTAGAGGGCATGCCAGAAAGCATTATAGAAATGTTAAATTATTATAAGAGTATTTAATGATACAGGAAATTATATATAATGACACGCCAGATTCTCCAACATGGAGATCAACAGCTAATACTATTTTTAATGTAGCACCATATTTTACTGTTACACCAACGATAGTTTCAACAGTTATTAGTGGAGTTACATATTATGTCATTTCATATCCTTATTTTTTGTTTAAGTTAGAAAGTCAACAAACAGGCAAAGTGAAGTATTTTACTAGAGAAATAAGCTATCCGACAGGAACAGGAATTGACAAGCATGAAAGATATATTAGTTTGCCTTTTTTTTATAGTGTATCAAGCACACAAACAGAAGATTTGTCAGAAGGAAAAGTAAGAGTGGGAACAACAGAATTTCCATTAGGTTTTTATGATCTAACTATTTTTGAAACCTTATCTAGTGGCGAATTAAACCCTGCTAATGCAACAGCTACTTTATATACAGGCATATTTAACATGACAGGTAGTGAAAGCACCGACACAAACTTAAACTTTGAATCTGTAAAATACAAAGAATATACAACTAATGATGCAGACACAGAAAGCATTTATTTAACAAATGACACAGTATGAATTTAAATTTAGTAAAATTATCACATTACAACATCCCACATTTAGTAGAAAAAACTAATCAAGAATGGATCAGCTTTGGCGAAAACAATTTATATCCAAACTATCTATTAGAATTGTTTTTAGGTAGTGCAATCAATGGTGCATTAATAAAGTCAATCGGTGCAATGATCTATGGTGAAGGAATAGCAGCAACTAATGTTGACGAATCAGAAGCAACAAAAGAATCTTATTTAAGACTAACAGAATTATTGCACAATTCAGATGATGATGTATTAAAGGATTTAGCATTAGATTTAAAGCTCTTTGGTGGTTGTTATGTAAATGTAATTTGGTCAAGAGATAGAAGCAAGATAGCTAAAATGAAGCATATACCTGCCCAATATATTCGATCTGGTAAAATGATTGACGGAGAAATAGAGCATTATTATTATTCTGCTGATTGGGCAAATCATAAAAAATCTGAATATAAACCTAGAGCATATAAAGCATTTGACAAAGAAGACAGAAGTCAAGCATCACAAATCTTAATGATAAGAGATAAAAACCCTGCATTGTTTTATGGTTTTGCACCAGATTACGTTGCAGCAACAGATTGGATTCAAATGGAATTAGAGATTGCACAATTTCATTTATCTAATATAACATCAGGAATGACACCTTCTATGCACGTTGGATTTTCTAATGGAATCCCTACAGATGAGGAACGTCGCACCATAGAACGACAATTAAATCAAAAATTTGCAGGAACAGGAAATGCAGGTAAAATTCTAATTACATTTAATGATGGAAAAGAAACTGCACCAATTATTGAACCTATACAAATGAATGATGCACAGTCTGCTTGGGTTGAAATGTCAAAACAATCTGTTTCGCAAATACTCGCAGGACACAGAGTTACGTCACCAATTTTATTTGGTATTCGTGCAGAAGGTGGTGGATTAGGCAATAATGCAGACGAATTGCGTGATGCTTATAGCTTATTTAATAATACAGTTATAATACCCTTCCAAACAACACTTTTAAAGGGTTTAAATAAGATTTTTAAGGTTAATGACATAAACCTTGATTTATACTTTAAATCGCTTAAACCTGCAGATTTCATTGATTTAGAAGTTACAAAGACACAATCAGAAGAAGATCAAGAAAAAGAAGGTGTTACTAAAGAAAATATAGATACAGATAATTTAAAGCAAGAATTTAAAGACTTGCAAGACATAGACACTAAACCAACAAAAGGAATGATTGAAGAAGCTGAAAAGGGTTTAGAATGGCGTAGAGAATACGGACGTGGTGGAACGCAGGTTGCAGTTGCTCGTGCAACAAACATCAAGAATGGAGATAATCTTTCGTTTGATACCATTTCTCGTATGAACAGTTTTTTTGCAAGACACGAAGTAGATAAGAAAGCAGAAGGTTTTTATCCTGGTGAAGAAGGTTTTCCAAGTGCAGGACGAATAGCTTGGGCATTATGGGGTGGTGATGCTGGTCAGTCTTGGGCATCAAAAAAAGTAAAAGAAATTGAAGGCGTTCGTGAAGATTTATCTGATGAAGAATTTGATGAATTATTTGAAAATTTACAAGGTGAGCAAATGGACGAAGAAGTCTGGGAAATTGTTGATGAGCAAGACGAAGGATTAATTGAAGATTATGAAGATTGGGCAAAAAGATTAATTAAAGAAAACAAAGAAAAGTTTGCTGATGAAATAAGAAGCAAAGAAGATCAACCTAGTTCATTAGATAAATCTTATTATAGGGTTCGTTTTAAATATATCAAAAAGAGCAGAAAACCTAGCAAATCAACTAGAACATTCTGTAAGAATATGATGCGACTAGCAAAAGCAGGTTTTGTTTATAGATTAGAAGACATAGACAAAGCAAGTCGTGAAGGTGTGAACAGACAGCTAGGACATAAAGGTCGTCCTTATGATTTATTTAGATTTAAAGGTGGTGTTTATTGTAGACACGCTTGGAAAGTTATTTTATATAGATTAAAAGACGGAACAGAATTAAGAGAGGGTCAGAGCATGGACGACTATATCAAGACAGATAGTATACCAAAATCGTATACACCAAAACCAAGAGGAATTAAAGATGCAGTAATTGCGCCAGAAAATATGCCTAATCAAGGTCATTATCCTGGTGTTAAATAAATAATAAAAATATGGCTTTAGAATATACATTTACAAGTTCAACAGGCATTACATCTAGTAAGGCTTATCACAGAATTTATAAAATAATTTATAACAATAAAAAATCAACAGCTACAGCTTGTGCAGAAGTTTTTCATAATGAAGCAGCTAGAAACAGTAATAAAACACCGATTGATGTTGTAGAATTTGAATTTACAATGGCTGTAGGAGATACAGACAAAAACCCTGTAAAACAAGCATACACAGCAATGAAAACTAAAGAATCTGTTAAAGATAGCAGAGGAAACATCAAAAGCATTAATTACAAAGATAAAAACGTAAAAGACGTATAATATGGCGATTCAACATACACTTTATATAAGTTCTACAAGATTAAAAAAAGATTCTGCATTAGGTGGTTCTGTTTCAGATGACCTTATTATGCCGTATATCTTATTGGCTCAAGATATGCACATTTTACCAATTTTAGGAACTGACTTAGATGCTAAACTAAAAGCTGAGATTCAAGCAGGAACATTAGCAAACCAATATAAAACACTTTTAGAAACTTATATACAACCTGCATTAGTTCAATTTGCATTTACACAATTAATGCCTTATTTAAGACTTAGATTTGTTAATAATGCAGTTGTGGTTATGGGGGCAACAGATCAGTCTTCTAGTGCAACTTATGACGACTTAAAGCCTGTTATGGACACAGCAACAGATGCAGCAGAATTTTATCGTCAAAGAGCAATTGACTATTTAAGAAATAATTCGAGTTCTTTTCCAGAGTATTCAAGCAATACAGGTTCAGACCTTGATCCAACAACAAACAATTATTTTGCAGGAATTAATTTAGAGCCAACAGCACCAAGAAGCAATAGATTAAAAAGTTTTTTGCAAGGTGCAGATATTACTATTTATGGCTGTTAAAAGAAGAACATATCCTTCGAGCAAGGAAAATTTTAAGAAACTTAAAAAATATATTAAAAAATTAAATTATGGCTGGACAAAGATTAACCGACAAATCGGCACTAGCAAACAATCCTGCGAGTGATGACCTTTTAATGGTCGTTGATGTAAACGATACGACAGGATCAGCAGATGGAACAAGTAAAAAGGTAATTTCTGAATATGTTATAGCTACAGAAAAGGTTGCTGTTAGCAATGTTGAATTTTTACTTTTAGGAACAACAGGAAAAAAAATAGTAGAGAAAAAGGGTGCTAATAAGGTTATTTTGCCAATTAGTGTTATTGTTCAATACACAGAAGGTGCAACAGCAAACACTGTAACTCTAAACCCTTCTATTGGTTATATCGATCAATCTGTAACTGAGTATTGGGATACAGAAAGATTTGCTTTTGATTCTCCCTCATCAAATGGAGAATGGTGGATATTTCAAGGTGGATCAAGGTCAGCAAAGGGAGTAGGTCTTAGCACAACGCCTGCTAATGCAGATTTGTTTTTTTATTTTGCAGGTGCATTGCCTCCAACAGTTGGTGCAACAGGAACTTTAGATATTTGGACAACATATAGGCTTATAGATATATCATAATGGAAAAACTAGAATACTTTGGTTGCTTTTTTTGTGGGAATTTACTCACTATTGGAATGATACCAACCCAAACAATAGCAGAAACGGTCATTTTAGGGCTTCTAGGGGGCTTTGTTGCTATGTTAAGTAAGGATATATATAATTTTATTAAAAGTATCTTAAAACGCAAATAATGGACGATTTTAAGCATTTTAGTTGGAAAGAGTTTGATTGCAAAAGTGGAAAAGGAAAAGGAATAGACAATATGGATAAAGAATTTATTTGTCTTTTAGATGATGCACGAGGCATTGCAGGTGTTCCTTTTGAAATAACTTCTGGTTATAGAACACCAGAATACAACAAAGCATTATTAGAGCAAGGCTATAAAGGTTCTAAAAATTCATCTCATACTAAAGGATTGGCAGCCGATATATATGCAAAAGATTCATTTACAAGATTTAAAATTGTAACAGCATTAATGATCGTTGGAATAAACAGAATTGGAATAGGAAACAATTTTATTCACTGCGACATAGACGAAGACAAATCACAACAGGTGTTGTGGACTTATTATTAATTAAATTTATTATTATGACAGATTTTATTTTTTCAAATTGGTTAGAATTATTAATTGGCTTTATGGCTTTTATAAAGATCGTAATTAACTTAACTCCAACAGAAGATGACAACCAAGTCTTTTCTTATTTGGATAGTATCTTTAATGCAATAATTCCTAACTACAAAAAAGGTGGTGGAACGCATGAATAATTTATTAAAATTTATAGACATTACTTCAATTTTCAAAGACAAAAAATTTGGAGATTTGAAAAGGTGGTCAGCGAAAAGAACTATCGGTGGCGCAATA